AATCTTGTTGTGTGGGAGGGTCTTCACGATATTAACGTCTTCGGGTGTACTAGAAGAACTTGGGACAGAGTACTGAACGGTAACAACTTCAGAATTCATTGTCGTAGCGCCTACGGTGTATGGTGAAGTGATTTTACCATCGGCTGAGAAATATTCATCCGTTTTGAAGAAGAATCCAACTCCATTCAGAGATGGATCGAATATCGCGTCCATGGTCTCCGCGGATACAGTTTGCACCCATTTCCAGGTGTTGAAATTGATAGGGTTGCCTCCATTCGCGGCCACCAATTCGTCCATTAATTCAGAATGCGGCTTCAAATGTGTGCCATAATATTCGCGACCATTGGGTTCGTGTCCGGCGTAGTAAGTATAACCGTCAGTATAAGTTGACGAAATGTAGGAATCTGGATACCCATACATACGATGCTGCATGAGTGGGACGATTTTGACACCATTCTGTTTGAGCTCGTAAGGTAATACCACAAGACCGTTGAAGTTGCGTGCACCTGGGACAGTGTTCAGCGCTCTGCCTAGACTATGATCCCAACCACGAGTACCGGTGTAAAACGCCAATGTTACTTTGGCTCCCTTTGCGACGGAAGCCGCGTAATCGATGGAATGTACCGTAAAGGAATTCCACGGGGCAGATCCACACAGTCCAACTTCTGAGCCAGATGTGACCGTTTCAGTGACCCATACAATGTCGGAAGGGTTTCCGAATTCTACAGTGTACGGTTTTGTCATTCTTGGATCACTCAAAGGCAACCCTTTTGCATACATATCGGGTGACACATTGCTTGTCGAATCCAGGCTTAAAACGTCGTTAATGCCGAATCCCGGGAAGCTTATTGCGAGGGATGTAACTCCAGAACCCATGATACCAGATCCAGAGAATATCATACCACCCGACCCGGAAGAAGGTGGTACTTCCGCATAAATGACGTGTTCTTCGCTTGTTGAAGGATCTGTATATGTTAATCGTCGGTTGTTAGTCTCGTCTATGGATGAATATTGTTTCCCTGCATATGAAACCGTGGTATGTGTTACATTGTCCACGATTATTTCGTGATACGTGATGTCGATTGGCTGATTGTCTGGGCAATTCGAAAACTTGCGCACCTTTTCTGAGTCGTAGACAACGGGAAGTGAAAGTACAACACTACCACTGACGGAAGGTGACAATTTAACCTTTTGCATTTCCGATTCGTCTCCGAGATGAGTCGAGAGTTGATACATTTGACTTATCAAACTGCTATTTGCCTTGAGCAAAACATCCGATGAATTAACGCTATTTTTCATGCTCACGGTTGCTCCACCGTGAATGTACAATCCAGTCGCAACTTTTGTAGTCTTGTCGTAAGTATACCCTAAGATCTTTCCCAGTTTGGGACTTGCCCGGTATCCTGTGAGCAGGTTCAGAGTAACTTCAGCTTTACCACCGGATACACGATCCAAACCAACAAACTCTACAAACTCTTCTTTTTGTAGTTGGAGTGTCACATCTGCAGGACAATCTTTCGTATTCTCACTTGAACACGCTTTCATTGTCCCTTTTAATTCTCTTGACTTCTTGATCGGAGTATCGTAAACCGTCTTAATCGGAGTGTCGGTGAGTTTTCTCTGTGTAAGAGGCATACCCGCCACGCCATTCAAACTCCGACTCTTCAAGTATTTGTACATGGCATCTGCGAAATCATTAACCCCTTCGAATTGATTCAGTGGATTTGGAGATGTGTACGTGGTGTGCAGCTCGTATACTTGGTACTTGTTCTTGTCGACGAGATTTTTCATTTCGAAATTCATAAAGCTTCCCCGATCTGTTTCTTTTAACACATTGTCCAGAATTTCTGCACCTTTAATCGCTTCAAGGTTTCCATTTGGAATGTTTGGTAGCTGGCTACTGAAAAGATTGTAAGACGCTTGTATATCTACATTGCGGTCTCCCGTTCGATCTAGTAAACTTGGGTAGGCCAGACCCGACCAGTAATCATTCGATCCCCGAGCATGCATTCCAGTCGAGGACAATGGTACTTCTACTCCATCTCTTACGACAATAATTGTGGAAATTCCGAGTGTGATCGCCGACACCCCCGTTTCTAAAAAGCTCTGGTCCATGCCATGATCTGCGTACGCTACGACGGTGTTCGCTTCAGCAAGGAACCCCATGCGATCCAACCACCAACCATGATCGTAATCCATATATTGTGTCACATACGCTACCTCTGCATTCGATGTGTTTGCAGAGTTTGGTCGGTACTCCACCTCATTGGCGTACATACGTAGCATATTCTTGCCTTTGTTGTACTCGACTTCTTCCACCCAACGATGTTCTTTGCGCAGAATGCCAATCGTATTCGTATCCTTTTGTTCGTCTTTGCGGACTCGTAGACGATCCCCTTGTCTGTTTGGGTCGGTGCTGGCCATTTTAAAATCGTGAGATACGGTGATCTCGCATGTTTCAGTGGGGGAGTACGGACAGTTCGGAACCTGAACTCGCACTCCATTCTTATCAAAGGGTGTGTATGGTAAGTCTGTAAGCCCAGTGCTCTTATCAACAGTGTGTACCTCGCCCGTAGCAACTACTTTGTAATCGAATGGCCAGTTCACGGCACTGTTGAAGAGACTGAACAAATACCAGAAAGCATGATCTTTTGGCAAAGGACTTCCCCGCGAATCCAACTCAATGTCTGACACTTTGCCTTTTCTTGCTAAGGTCAATGCACGCGTCCAGTCGGTGATGGTCCATCGATTGGTCATCCCTTCCACATGGAATGGAGTTTTATGAGGAGCTCCATATCGATCCAAGTCAGTTATGAATCCTGTATTAACTCCTTTACTGAAAAAGGCACTCCAATCGTAATATTCGCCATTGGTTCCTTTTACGATCATTCCTAAACTCTGATCGTATATGTAAAAGTTCTTCTCTTGTTCTGTACTTGTTGCTATGGATGTGTACGATTCAAGGTACTCCAACAAGTTTTCAATTTCTGAGTTTATCGATGTAGCATTTTTAGGAAGAAGATTTCGTTCTCCAGGCACTTTTGCATATGAATACTCACCAGTAGGTCCTATGCGAGTCCATTCACCGTACATATAACGCTGTATGTTGTCCAGTCTCGTCTCACTAAAGGGAGCTACTTCGGATAGGTACTTGCGCACTTTTTCCATGGTTACACTAGACGTTTTTTGTCCACACACTACAGCATCTAAAGCATTTTTTGCCTTGAAGTTTGCCGACCATGGTGGACAGAAAGTGGACAAAGTTTTGTCTGGAATCGCAATTGAGACTGGAAGAGTTTCGTCTTCACAGCAACCTGTATTTTCGTACAAGTCCTGGACATTTACACATCCCAAAGACATATCCGCCACCGATGTTGGTAAAAATATTGAAAGACTCAACATTTTTCTCCTACAAGGAGTTTTTATTATATCACTTATTTTTTATTTAGGTACTTTTTAAATACGATCCCGTGATAAAGAAGTTTTACTATTTTTTTTACTATTTTTTTTACTATTTTTGCTACTTTTCAGTTTGCTATTTTTCAGTTTGCTATTTTTCAGTTTGCTATTTTTAAATCTTATTTTATTGTTTACTCTATTATTTACTATTGTAACTCTATCCTGTACATTATCCTTTGTTTCTGAGTTTAATGTATTTGTTGCGATTCCAGCTGATATATAACCCAACATAAGTATAACTGTATTAAAAATGTCAAAAATACTTGAATTTTCTTGTTCAGGAGGTGGAGGTGGAGAGGATGGTGATGGAGAAGGTAACGACGCATTTGTAATTTGTTGAGATGGTTGCGGTGGTAGAAAAGGTATTGGATTGAAATCGCATTCAAGAGGCTTGGAACTCCATGGAAAAAGACGGTACTCTGTTTTTCCGGGAATAAGTAATACTTTTTCATATGGATACGAAGTTACTGTATTTCCTCCATATTTTAATAGTTTTGTAGAATGTCCAACAATCGTATATTTACAATTTGTGTCTATTGTTTCTAAAACCGCTTCATAAATATCAAGATTATTGTTCAGATTTAACGTTTCTATACCTGAGTTTTTACAATTGCTTCTTGATATGGTAACACTGTACTCCTCTCCTACAATATACTTGGGTCTAACAAATCCGAATTCTCCTCCATTTTTGTATCTAGACATATCAAGTAATACTTTTAGAGTGTTCGAACATTCTAGCTTCAAGTCGTATACAAACACTTTGTCTTGATTCGCAACATAATCAATACACCAGTTCAAGTGACTCAAAGAGTTTATGTATGGAACATCACTATCTTTCCAGTATGTTAGTGGTGGAGACCAGTATATTTGGTCAGATTTGTTTATATTTTTATCTATAAAATAGTTGATTGTATTAAGTTTACCATTGAAACTGTCGGATAGACTCTTAAATTCAGTTTCTCTTGCCATGTATTCACAATCTTCTCCTTTTACAGATTCCAGTGAACTACCTGTTTTATAGTTGAGGGGTATTCCTCGTTTGGTAAGATCAGACTCTTTTAGTATTCTTTTATTTTCGACATGTTCCAACCTTCTAGTAGAAGGAATATTAATTAAAGTTTCCGAAGTTCTTGTGTAAAATATTCCGGTTGGGTTTTCATAAATGTAATTTAGAGATGCTGTTATTATCTCACTACTCGACCCTACAAATTTATGTTCTATAATTCTTACCTTTATAGTTGTTTCTCCACTTGTTTCTCCACTTGAGATTATTGGCAAACAAGCTTTTCCCATGGTCCACGATGTTCCCAAGCTTGGATTTGCTGTACTAAATCCTGTAGATGCGAACAATTGTAGTTGGTTATTATCTGGTACAGACGGTATTAGTTTTGTAATATTACTAGCAGTTGTCCATATGGAAGAAACGGAACTGGTTGTAAACCCTAATTTTATCCCATCTGTAACAATACGTACAGAAAAAGAATCGGGAGCCGTAGAAGATTTTTGATGAACATCAAAACATACCTTTCCAGATTCAAAAGTAACGCTAGGTAATCCTATGAGTGGTCCAATATCATAATCATAATTTCCTTGAAGTAGTAAATTCGATCCATAATTGCGTGTTTCTGTGTATAATCCTGCTTCTGGACATTTTAAAGTTGAAGTTATACGTGTTCTTTCCATTTTTGATTTTTGAAACGTTAGTTTTCCTAGGTTGGATACAGAAATCGTGCTTGAGTCGGATGATGTAAACGTTAGATATTCATTTTTTGGGGTTATACTTCTTTCTAAAATTTTACCTTGCGTATCATTAAACTTTATTGTAAATGTAAGATCTTCCTTGGAGTTGTATGTTTTTACAAAATTTTCATTGTTTGCGCCATTTATCCATTCCATTATAAAAGAATCATACTCATTCAAAGACTCATAGGAAGAAGAGGTTGATAACAAACCATAGTTATCAAATTTAGATTTTGCATTAATAGACACTGTTATAATACCTGTAGACTTTGCTTCCGAAACAGAGTTTGTACTAGTTGTGCCAGAGTATACAAAATCTACATTTGAATCACTTACACTCATCTCTGTCAATAAATACTTTGTTGTCAACTTTGTAATTGTTTTTATGGAGTGCCAAAACGATGTACAACTATCATCCTTTTCTTTTACATATTTACGAACCTTGAACCCCGCAACGAGTTCAACTGAAGAAAACTCGTAATAGAATAATTTTGTATTTAAACTGTTTGCATAGTCCAAGTTGACAACTTGTGTGGAATTAAACAACCCCACTTTTGCCGTGACTGTCAAGTTTGTGTTTGAGTTTGCACAGCCACTTTTTACTTTCAAAAGTGTTCCTACAACTTCTCCACAATTGTCTGGTGAAACCGTATAACTCGTTCGGGTATCTGTTGTGAAATCAGTAGTTGATGTTGAACCTCTTGTCACTAAAACAGAAATAGAGGATTCAGAACTTCCCCCACTAACACTTGCAAGATCTTCGGGAGGATATAAAACCGACGTTCCTATGTTTAGTACAATACTTGATATTGGTGGGACTGTTATGTGAACAGGTACTTTTGTCGTTACGCCAAGACTTGTTATAGTTACATCTCCGCAGCTTGTATCTGCACCCGTTGAAACTACAAATTTTTTCTTGTACTCCTCTCCATCATTTACTACATTTAGCTTTAAACTATCTGGTACGGTTATTGAACTATATTTTGTGATTGGCCATATTGTGTTATCGTCAAACAAAATATTTCCGTATATATATCCAGTAGAACCTTCCGTTGAAAAATCTTGTACGCTTGTAGAAACAAAATTAGTTCCTAGTGTAGGTCCATTGAAGTTTACGTTTAACGATGTTATAATGGTTGCATTCATAGAAACCGCATTTACTATTGTATCTTCTACAGTAAACGCGGTTGAGGTTGTATTTATTGAAATTGTGAATGAACCTACATTACTTGGTATTAAAACTGGGTAAGGGTATGTTATAAAATCAATTTGTACGGTAGGATCGGTTACAAAACTAGTACTACCAATCATGGACGTTATGTCACTTGTTCCTTTTATCACATAAATTCTTGACTTTTGGTAGTTGGAAGTAGATAGTTTTGAAAGAGTAGTATCTGATAATTCGATTCTAATATCTGACGTATCTAGATTTACAATATTTACGTAATGATCGGTTGGATTTAGTTTAATAAAACCAGAGTCTGACGGCAAAAGTGTATACTCTCTTTGTGACCAACTACTAGGAATATCACATTCTACACATTCATTGTAACTTTTTAAAAGTTCAAACTTTATTTTAGTACTAATCGATGGTAGTAGTTTGAGCTTGTTCAACAATGGAAATATGTTTTCGGGTCTTGTAAATTTATCGCTTGTTATTGGGACATTCAGAACCGATTCAATGTATGCTTTTTTATTGGTCGAATCTGGTATCTCTGTTATTCCTGTATATGTGCTAGAATAATCTTCGATTGTTCCGGTAATAGATTCCATACATTTTACAGGTGTTTTTGAAGTTGTTAAAGATTTCATTTTTATATAACCTACAAGTTTATCTATTCCACTTATGGGTGACAACGGATTTGATCGAACATAGGATATTGTATTTGTGCTGGACTCTGGTACTATCAATATATTTTGCGAAAACATAGCTGTCGAGACATCTCCTTCTACATTTGGGCCACTCTTTACCGGTTCACAGACTGTGTTATCAAACGTAAACTGGTACCTAAACCCTCTCAGTGTTTTCCCTCCTGTGTTCATATACACCATTACATAAAAAATATCATTTAGTTTGTTGAATATAGAAATCATATTTCCATGTTCAGTGTTTGAAGAATGAATTCGTATTCCCATACTGTCTGGGCCTTTCTTTATGGATTCTGACGGCATTTTTCCTACTTTAATATTTGAAACGTCATTTAACACGGATTGAAATGTTCCAACAGTTCCCATTCGCGTTTCGACATTGAACTCTTTATCCGTTGTTAAAAATTTACCGGGTGGAAATGTTAACGAATACAATCCAGTATTTGATTCTGTTTTCACAAGGTTCATACTATATACTTCCGAGTTTATTTTACAACTTATACTACTAGGAACTTTTGCATTTCCTTTTTCATCGTAACTTTGTGCTACAATAAATATTTTAGGATAATTGGGGTATATTTCATCCGTTAAAAGTAAAGAATTGTGTATCGTCGACATCGAAAACCCGCTTGTTGACAAAGGTGTAGACGTTCTTCTTCCGATACCCGAGTACAATGGAAACAAAACATCTTCTACAACATATTCTTTTCCTTCTGGTGCAGAATGTAGTCGTTCTAAAAACTGCAAATTTTTATTTAAATAAATACCAGACTCTGTATCGGAGTTTGATTTGTAATTGACATCCAAGGTAGGAATAGAATAACAACTTGAACTTGTATTAAAAATACTTGTTAGACACAAATTGGTATTATTGTTTTCTTCTTTGCAAATTTCTGTTTCTGTTTTTATGTCACATCCCAAACAAAGGGCTGGGGGATCACTTGTATCGTAACAAAAACCATCAGTTATTGTACATGAGCTACAAAAATCACTGCCTGTACATTTTGCAACATCTTTGACACAAAATCCTGAAAATGAAGATTCTGAATTAGCAATACATTTATCGTCATTTGATGTTCCTGAACATTTGGAGCAAACGTACGGTTCATAACTCGCTGGTTGATATACAGATGAGCCGTGTGGAAAGTATATGTCCGCAGGAAGCAAAGTTCCTGATGTAAGTGTACCTTCTAAAAATTGGAGCTCAAATGTTTCTTTTTTTTCATAACTCCACCACTTGTAGTTTAAGTTTGCGACTGAGTCTGTTGATTTAGAACACCTACAATTTACTTGATTTGTTTTCGGGAATGCGTCTGATAATGTTTGAGGTTCCCCGCATATTTTGTTTCCTTTAAAACATGCAAACACGTCATTTTGTGTTATTTGAGGTAAACCATTTCGCACAAACTCTACTTCAACAGATGGAAACGTAGTACTTACTTCAATAGAGTAGTTTCCGATCCATAGTTCTGTATCTGTAGTTGGTTCAATGATTCCATTGACCGTATAAAACGTTGAGTCTATTTTTTTTATAGTTTGCGAAAAGCATGGTAAAATAAGTATAAATATAATAACATATTTAGTAAGGTACATTTTTTTAATAACTTTATTTTATTTTTTGATTCCCAAATGGTAAATGACGAAGTAATGTAGTTCACCAAAGATTTATAGGTACTTGATTCAAACGCTGGAAACAACGATGAAAGTTGTTTATACAAAGTTATTTAAGATTTCAACACTGGTCGGCAAATTCTTTTTCCAACCAAACACGGGAATAGCTTTCTCATATATTTGTCCAAGACGCAAAAAGTCGAAAATTGGCCACAACCGTATAAGGATCTCAATGTTTGGAGAGACTCTCTTAAATCGACAATACTATATGAAGATCCGTTACTGTCGGAAATCTTTCGATCATAATTAAAAAGCCTTCTTATCCATGAATTTCATATCTGATCCAAAAACTACTTATGATAGTAATGAAAAAATGTGTCCTAGTCTACGCGTCTAATTTTTTCGAAAAAAAATATAGACATATATAAATGTTATCAGTAAATGTTATAAAAGAAGGATACGCGCTTCCACCAAAACATATAACTCATAATTTAGATTATTACGGAGGGTTATTTTCAAAAGGTGGTAAAGCGTATATCAATTCTCGTAGGTTCACGCAAACAAGCTGGTGGTGGCAAAAAGAAGATCCTTCTATCGAATCGTATATAAACGAAACAAAACATAAATGTTTTCTCACCGATTCGCAAAAAAACGATTCGCAAAAAGTTCTCTTTGGTGGCTACTTGAATGATCATTTTGGACATTTTTTAGTAGAAAGTATTCCACGATTATGGCCACTACTGTATGAAAAATACGATACAGTTGCTGTATTTTGTTATCCACAACCATCAGATCCAAAAGTTATTATAAAATGCAAAGGTAAATATTGGGCAAAGTCAGCATTAAAAATGCTTGTAAAAAACAATTTTCCTCTTCCTAAATTACATACGATTGACAGACCTTGTGCTTTGGATAGAGATGTTTACATACCAGAGTCTGCATGGAAACATGATATGTTACAATTTTCACCGATTCTTCGCAATGTGTATGCAAAGATAAGGGATTCGTCAAACAAATTAAAATCTATGTCACGTATATTTCTTTTGCGAGATTCATCATTAAGAGTTAACATGAATCCAATGAAAAACGAATTAGAATTAAAAACTATGTTGTCAGAACTGTTTAAGTTTGAAAGCTACACAGGAGACGATCTTACATTTGATGAACAAGTGAGTCGTTTATCCAGGGCGAAAATTCTTGTGACTAGACCTGGAACTGCTGCCCATTTGTCGGTTTTTTTACCCGAAGGGTCAAAATTAGTTGTGTTGGAAGACGGAACGCGTCCTTTAGGACATGTACAATATAAGCTGAACTCTTTGATGAATACCACTATGGAAGTCATACCATTCCACAATACTACAGATAGTAGAACGTTTAATGTACCGGTATACGCCCAAATATTTGCAGATCTACTATAGTGGAAAACTATCTCATAAAGTCGAACCAGTCGCAAAGTTTTTCTGGATGTCAATATATGACAGATATCATCGTGTTTATAAATGTTAAAACTTTAGTTAAGACTTTAAGACTTTAAGACTCCAACTATACTTGACACTGAACATCTTAAATAGTATTTAATAAGTTGTCAGTTAAATGTTAGATCCATTGTGGTAGAAGAAGTAATAATATAACCCTTCCCTGGTACAAAGTCTTTAATAGTGTCTCCTCTCAAAACAACTATCGTGCTACTCGGAGACACTTGTACTATATTGTTAGCTTCTCTAATAACAGTCCCCTCTGTAAAGTTATTCGCATGCAATGTTACATTTTTCCCAAGTTTTGTAGAGTATGAAACTGGTTTGGCACGAGTTAGTTTTAGAGTTTCTTGATCGTGTGATAAAACACTTCCAAACAATGACATGTAATAATCGTCCGATGTTTTTACTATATATCCTTTTCCTACTTCAAATTCAGTTATTTCGTTGGTAGAAGTTGTACAAGAGTAAGTATTAGATTCTGTAATTACTACTGCTGCATGAGAAGATGTTGTTGTTCCTAAATTCGTACTTTTTATTATAGTGTTTACAGGAAATTGTTGAGATGATATTTGTATATTTGAACCAACCTGAATGCCAAATGATACTTCTACATTTTTAGGAAAAAATGTTGCCTGTGTTGGTGGTGGTGATACAGGAGGCAAAGGAGGAGATGAAGGTGGATGTGGATAAAACGAGTCGAAACTGCATACATTACTTGAATTATTATCTTCCATACACACTTGCTGTTCTGGTTCATGTGTACATAGTAGATCAGTTCCCACCGCTTTACATGGAGTATTAACACCATCAACAAATTTTGAACAAAAATAGGAAACAGGAGAACAATCTGGACACGCTTTGCAAACATTTACAGTTTTTACACACTTGTCTCGTTCATCGTTAACAACACATTCTTCACTAGATGATGTACCTACACATTTGTAACAACCAACAGGTTCAAAATTTGCTGGTCTATAAAAATAATTTCCATATTTGAAATAAATAGTGTTAGAATCCAGTCCTAATGAGTCTCCTACCTTTTCACTACGTTCGGATAAAAACCTAAGTGTTATTGTTTTGTTTTTCTCTACACTCCACCATTTTATATTTAAACCTGTTGGTTCAGTTATATGACAGTATACGGGTAATGTGCTTAAACCAGACGACAATTTTACAGGTGAGCCAGCCAACACATTTTCGTAAAAACAAGCAAACGAGTCTCTATTGTTGATAGAAGGTAAACCTTCGTTCATAAATTGTACTTCAAATGTAGGTAGTTTGAGGTCTGTACTAATTGCATAACTTCCAAACCATATATTATCCATAGGAACATTCATGTTTGCAGCATCGTAAAAATTCGAATCTATATTTAAGGCGGTTGTAAAAAAAAGATTTAATGCTATAAGAATAGTTTTCATTTCTTTTATTTGTTATTTTTTTTTTAATATGTTAAATTTCCTGAAACTTGGGATTTTAAAATGTACCCAGAGTTTGGATTCAAATAATTTCGTTCATCGCTTCCTAAATTTCTAAAATGCGTTCCATTAGATGTCCAAATATACACATCTTGGTCCAACCAAAATATTAAAGTTTGATTGTCCATGTTTGACAATACCAAGTCTTGAATATGAACACGTCTTGTAACTTTGAACGTTCTCAGTTTTCCACCCCCCGAGTATGGAATCAATGTATTTTGTATTTTGTAAGGAAACACAAAAGTAATTGTGCCATATGTTTCAGAATTAAGTAAATATGCACGGTCTACGTCCAAAAGTCCACTTGCACTACTTGAAAAGTGACTTCCATTGCAACTAAATGTTGCACGTCCTTCTAGCGAGTCAAGACGGTATATTATACTTTTAGTACTTAACGATGAATAATTTAAGTCGTTTATGTCTATATTATTGTCGGTGTTGAATGTATTGATTCCTGGGGAATATGTAAACGACCAATAACCAGGACTTGGTGCGGGTGGTGGTAATCGCGGAGGAGGGAGTGGGGGTGCCAAAAATACTTCTGAATAACACACACCTCCTGTGTCGGATGTACAGTTTACGGTAGTGTTAAACGAACAATACCCAGACTGTTCATAGTTGCAGTGGTTTATTGCATTGTTATAAAATGACAGCGAATGAGGATTTGTCCTTGTGCAATTTTCACAAGGATTGTGGACGGAATCCCACCATATTAATGAACTGGCACTTGTGTTTTGTATACTACCTGCTAGTTTTTGAGTTCTCGAAAATAGAGTATGACCTACAATAGAATTCCACACATTTGTTTGAAGAATAGAGTAAACTACTTTGAGTCTATTTGCTGTATTTGTAGAATATTTATATCTCCATATTTCCACATCTGTGAGTAAATTGTTGTTACTTGGCGGAACATGACAAGTTATAGGAACCGTTATATTTCCATTAGCAATACCATGTTCGTTGGCAAGTAATGGTATTCTTTTAGTATCCGAATATTGAGTTGAGTTTACTTTGCAAATATATTCTTCATCCGTTGTCAATGGAATGTCGGAATCATAAACAACAAACTCATATTTTTTTCTATTAGAATACATGAACTTGAAACTGTTTTTAATTATTGTTGTATCATTTGTACAAACTGCTCCTTTAGTTTCATCAACAACAAATAAAAAGTTATCTATACAGTTATTTGAACTTACAAAAGGACTAGGTGCGCTGTTATATGGATCATAAAACCAAGAATTATCTTGTTGAAAAAGTAAGGATCCTGTAGGAATAATAAGTGAACATGAACATTTGAAAATAAGTAGTATTAATATAAGCAACATTTATTATAAAATTTTTTTTATTTATGATTCGTTATCTATTTTTTTACAAGTTTATGTAAAACTATATTAAGTATAATGTATTATCAACCAAGCCCCATTATGACTTCGTATCCAAACGTGTATACTCAAATGAACAATAACTACAACTCTAACTCCATGTTTCCGACTACAGAAACTAGTCCCGTTAAAAAAATATTGAAAATGTTGTTCAAAGTGATTGTGTTTATTGGTATTTTATACTGTCTTAACAAAAGTTACAAAAGTTCACCTAAATTTGTAGAATTTTACAATATTTTCAAATGGAAGGACGCGTTTGTTTGGATTTTATGTGCAACTGCGATTGCTCTTGTTTTTCTCATATATTGTTGGCTTTCAAAAGGTGACAACTTGATAACAATGGCTATAACTAAAGTTTTTCCAAAGTTTATACCAGTGGTAGGACAGTTTATGTTGATAATGGATCTTTATAGTTGTGTAATGGATTAAAAGTGTGTAAAATTCAATATATGAAACAATGCCACAAAAAGTACTATATGATATCATTCCATTATGACATTTACACTGGGTATAAGTAACATTTTGTTTGGTTTTTATAATAAAAAAAAATATATATTCTAGTACAATAATTAAAAAAAATACCTAAGTTAAATATGGGAGCAAATGTATCAGTATCAAAAGAAGTTCATAAATCAGTAGAAGATAATTCAACAAAAGTTGAATGTAAAGCTTCCGGAAATGCATTAAACATGATAAAAAATTCAACTATAGGAGGATCCTGTCCTTTAACTATAGAACAAGTAGCAGTTGCAAACGCGGACTGTAAATCAAATGTAGATTTGAAAAAGTTGTTGAAAAAAACAGACAAAATGACCAGAAAACAAAAAAACGCTGCCTCATTAGCGATTGGTATTCAAGATACAAGCAAGATGACAGACACGATGTTAAGAGATAAATTAGAGGCAGAATGCAGTTCGGATGCTTATGCTGGAAATACTATTGAAGGATTGACGGTGAACCAAAACTGTGACTGGATGAAAGGAGACCCTGAGATGTTTAAGCTCTACATAGACAGTGCAAGAATTACTCAGAGTGCTTCGTCTTCTGTCAAGTGTGCACTTGATTTAGCTCAAAAAATAGATAGAACTGTTAAAACTACAACGGATGATACACAAGAAGGAAAAGGTGTAATTGAAGAAGCTGGAAATGCTGCGTCTAAAGTAGTTGACAGTGCTGGAGATGCTGCTTCTAAAGTTTCAAAAGCTGTATTAGGTCCATTGGGTGTAATGGGCCCTATTGTCATGATTGTAGTAGGTTTGGCAGTTGTTGGTGTTATAGGAAAAATGCTTGCTGGTAACAGCTCTGATCCGCCTTTTGGACAATCTTTTCCACCTATGAATCAAATGCAACCACCTATGAATCAAATGCGACCACCTATGAATCAAATGCAACCACCTATGAATCAAATGCGACCACCTATGAATCAAATGCAACCACCTATGAATCAAATGCAACCACAAATGCAACCACCTATGCAACCACAAATGCAACCACCTATGAATCAAATGCAACCACCTATGAATCAAATGCAACCACCTATGCAACCACAAAT